GTTCTCAGGCTGAGAAACAAAATCGACTAGTTTAGAAACGGAGGGAGGGAGATCTTCTGTTTTGCTGTTTGACGCTGCGCTTTTTTTTCCTTGGTTTGGGGTTCTCAGGCTGAGAAACAAAATCGACTAGTTTAGAAACGGAGGGAGGGAGATCTTCTGTTTTGCTGTTTGACGCTGCGCTTTTTTTTCCTTGGTTTGGGGTTATCAGGCTGAAAAACAAAATCGATTAGTTTAGAAACGGAGAGGGAGGGATATCTCCTGTTTACTCTATTGTTTTTTGTTGTGTGACTTGCCGCTTTTCTTGTTTTCGATTTACGGATCTTCTGTTTTAAAGCGTCTCTTTACACTCTTATGAGCTCTCTTTCTGTGTTGGGTATTTGTTGTTCAGGTATGAATACTCCTGTTGTTAAAGAGAAGAAAGGACCTGGTCGTCCATCAAATGCGGATATAGCTCGAAACTATAACGAGGAATTGGCGAGATTTCATGCTGGACAGGGACCTAAGCCTGTCCCTCTTCCTCCACCGAAAGAGAGAAAACCCAGTCAGAAAGGAAAGGGAAAGGAAGAAAAGGCAAAGGCAAAGGAAGAAAAGGAAAAAGCAAAGAAAGAAAAGGAAAAGGCAAAGGCAAAAAAGGAAAAGGAAAAGGCAAAGGCAAAAAAGGAAAAGGCAAAAAAGGAAAAGGAAGCCAGCTCTGACGAGGAAGCGAGTGATCCAGAAGACCATCCTCCTGTACCGAAACGGAAGAAAATCAATGACGACAAGAAAAAGGAAAAGGAAAAGGAATCCAGCTCTGACGAGGAAGCGAGTGATTCAGACAGTCCTTCATCGAAAGGGAATGGGGAAACCACCTCTGATGACGATACTGATGAAGAGGTTCAAGTTATCCCCCCTGCCACTTCCCGTGGAGCTGCTACTGTTCCTGCTGCTGCCCGTGGAGCTGCTGGTCCTATTCCTGGTGCCATTGGAGCTGCCACTTCCCGTGGAGCTGCTGGTCCTATTCCTGGTGCCATTGGAGCTGCCACTTCCCGTGGAGCTGCTGGTCCTATTCCTGGTGCCATTGGAGCTGCTGCTACTGTTCCTGCTGCTGGTCCTATTCCTGGTGCCCTTGGAGCTGCTGCTACTGTTCCTGCTGCTGCCCTTGGAGCTGCTGATCCTATTCCTGGTGCCCTTGGAGCTGCTGGTCCTATTCCTGGTGCTACCCTTGGAGCTGCTGATCCTATTCCTGGTGCCCTTGGAGCTGCTGGTGCCCTTGGAGCTGCTGCTACTGTTCCTGGTGCTACCCTTGGAGCTGCTGGTCCTATTCCTGGTGCTACCCTTGGAGCTGCTGGTCCTATTCCTGGTGCTACCCGTGGAGCTGCTGGTCCTATTCCTGGTGCTACCCGTGGAGCTGCTGGTCCTATTCCTGGTGCTACCCGTGGAGCTGCTGGTCCTATTCCTGGAGCCCTTGGATCTACTGGTGCTGTTCCTGGTGCCCTTGGAGCTGCTGGTCCTATTCCTGGTGCCCTTGGATCTACTGCCCCTGCTGCCCCTGGATCTACTGCTGCTATCGCTCTTGCGGCGATTGATGTTCTTACTGCCGCTTGTGAGACGGGTGTCGAGGCGAATGGTTCTACGGGTGTCGTGGCGACTGGTGAAACAGATGAGGATACAATCAAGAGGATCGGATCGCATGTGGCTCAGCTCATATCAGAGCGAGAAGTATTGACCACAGCTAGTGACAGTGTGGCGGTCAAGATCAGAACTATTAACGATCTGATTAATGCTGCGCTGAAGGAGCTCCTTGAATTCACCAGGGAGATGTGCGAAGAAAAAAAGATACTACAGGCTGAGGCTTATGACAATATTATAACAGCTGTGAATAATATGCGGAAGGGTGTTGTGAAGACTCTACCAGAAACGCAGTAGAGAAAAGGGTCCTCCTGCCAACTATAAAAGAGACACTAGAAAAAAAAGGTCCTGCCAGCTATAAAAGAGACACTAGAGAAAAGTCTTACCAGAAAACATTTAGTATTGTGTGGTAAATAATGCATCTTATATCTTTATGTGATCCGAAAAAAATGTGTAACAGGCTCTATTCATAATCATCTCCACAATATATTTAAGTCAAGTGCCCACCTCTTTGTTAAAAAGACACTGATGTATTTTGGGTCCAAAGTAGTTGTTGATGTATTTTGGCTCAAAGGGTCTAGATCAAAGGGGTAATATTGAATTTTGGTCAGAGCGGGGTCTAGGTCAGAGAGTTGTGTCTATAGGTCAAATGGGGTTAATATTGAAGTTGGGTCAGATAGGTTTGTACGGGTTAATATTGAAGTTGGGTCAGATAGGTTTGTACGGGTTAATATTGAAGTTGGGTCAGATAGGTTTGTACGGGTTCTGGAACGATTCGAGCCCGGCACAATTGACAACTGGTGTTTAAAGCAGTCCATTTTTACACATAGCATCCAATACAAATAGAACAGTCTGCTATTGTTTTTTGTTTTGTTTTTTGGTTTTTGATAAAAGAAGATATTTTACTGATTTTTTACTCTATCAAATTTGTAAAAAAAAAATAATGTTTATCAAAAAAAAAAACAAATATTTAAAAATTATTAAAAAAAATATATATATATTGCGGATATTTAAACCGCAAAAACCCTTTTTTTTGTATCTCTTTTTTAAATACTTCTATAAATAATTACTCTCCCAAAACAATTTATTAAAAATAATTACTTATTGTTTCAATAAACTTATCATTTTTTATAATTGTATCATCAACATATAAATTGATATTTGAGGGTTTAAATGGTTCTAAACTTGTGATCAATACAATTTTTTGCGGAGTTAGTCTATATTTTGTTTCCCAAATACGAAATGCTTTCAAATCTTCAAAAATATCTATGTTATCAAAAAATCTATCCAGAAACACAATATCGTAACTATTCTGCTTCAATAAACTGACACAATGATTATTATTTGTAACTATATCACATTTCTTATGTTTTAGTATTTTCCTAATTATATTACATGTTATCAATACATCATCCGCAATTAAAACGCTATCTTTACGCATAAAACACCTTAATGAATCAAACATACCTACCCCTTTTAAAAACATCGTATTTGTTCTACCTATTTCAAATTTATTCACAATATCTGTATTTTCTGTAATAGCATATGTTTTTGATGAAATATTCAATATACCTGGAAAACTGGTCGATTCCAATCTACTTGCAACATTTATCGAATTCCCAAATAATTGAAATTTCTTTGGATTCGATATATATCCACTATATACGTCACCGTTATGGATCCCTATTCGTATTGAAATGCTTTCATCATTGAAAATCTTATTTAATGTATTAATATCATGTAATATGGAATGACACATATTAATGATGTTGTATGTGTATTCGATCGTATTATTTTTTGAATATAACCCCCCTACTATCATCACCGAATCACCTACCATTTCAATTTTCTCTACATCATCATACATATAAATATTATCATTCAAAAAAGTGTTATATTTAGTCATCGTCGTGAAAATATGTTGAGGTTCTTGTTCATTACACCATTGTGAAAAATTAACAATATCTATCATACATATACATACATTACTATGTGTTGTGCATATGTTAGTTTCACAATCACTAGATAGTCTGTCAATTATAGATATTGATGTAACTCCTGTATCTGAAACAATTGATTTTTTTTCTTGATTTCTTTTTAAACGTGATCCATGTTTCAGGAAGTTCCAATGGTTTTGATTGTTTATAATACTCTTACAATAATCAAAATTGATTTCCACTATTTCATTTAATCTTATAAATACCGGTACAACAATATTATCTATATGTTTACTTATTATATTAATTGTATCCTCAATATCATACTCTGTATATGTTTTCAAAACCCAATTACTATGATAGTAAAACTCTTTTGTATAATGATGCATATCACATATGAAATTTATTAAACATAAATAATCAACTAAATTATTAGAACCCGTTAACTTCTGTATTAACATGTTACTGTCATTTCGTTTTGATTGAATTAAAGACCATAAAATATCATTAGTATTTTCATTAACAACAAAACATTCCTTGTTTTTTTCAAATATTTTACAGATAACATTGTTATCTAAAGTATAAATCACACAATTCGTTTCTGCACATAAAATACATAAATACATCAACTGTAACACATCTTTTGTTATAAATTTAAATTTACTTTTTTTACAATAATCTTTAAAAAATAATAAGGCATTACATCTAAAGTATATATTTCTTTGTATTTCATCATCATCAAAAGTTTCAAATATGTCATTCACTAAAGTATCCACATTTTTCTTTTCAAACCCAACGTTTATGAATTCTTTTTTCATTTTTTTTAACAAATTTGCTTTCGATAATATAAATATATTATGACTTTTGATCATTTCATTTGTTTCCTTTTTTAATGTTTATAGAAAAAAATTTGTTTCCTTTTTTATATCTTCTCAAATTTTCTTAAATGAAATATAATATTTTGTGTTTTGAAGATTAAAAATCTATGAAAATAAAAAAAAACGATTTTAGGGGGTTCGTATTTAAACATATTTAATGAAGTATTTTTTACAATTATTTAATAATGAAACGTAAAGTATGTCTAAATGGTATAAAATATATAGATCATCATGGAGTAATACATATCTCAAAAGATATCAGATCTATCGAAGACCTTCTTGAATTGGGTGATATATATGAACCGGGTAGAACATACAATATTGACCTCAAAAAAATATATGATATCAAAGACAGTCTATTAAAACTCAAAAATATGGTTGGTTTGAATGAGATTAAGAACACCTTAGTACATCAAATTATATTTTTTTTACAAGACTTTCACGGGGAAGATATGTTACATACCGTGATCCAAGGTCCACCTGGTGTAGGTAAAACCATGTTAGCTAACATAATTGGAGAAATATATCACAAAATGAACATATTCAAAACGACAGATGATGATTATAAATTTATTGTTGCCAAACGTAGTGATTTGATTGGTGAATATTTAGGAACAACCGCAATTAAAACACAAAAAGTGATCGATAAATGTAAAGGAGGGGTTTTATTGATTGACGAAGCGTACGCTCTCGGAAATAACGAAGGAAGAGATTCCTATTCGAAAGAGTGTATTGACACATTAAATCAAAATCTTTCAGAAAACAAACAAAATTTTCTGTGTATTATTGCCGGATACAAGAATGCGTTAGATACCAGTTTCTTCAATTATAACGAAGGATTACGAAGGCGATTTCCCTTTGTTTACACCATCGAAAATTACACCTATAACGAATTAACATCCATATTTTATGATATTTTCAAAAGAGATAAATGGGTTTGTCTAAGAGATATCAGAATTAATGAACTATTCGCTAAAAAATACAAAGAATTTAAAAATATGGCGGGTGATATGGAAACTTTAGCTTTTATTACTAAAATGGAACATAGCAAGCGTGTTTTATTTTTACACAAAAATAAAAAGAAAATTATAACCTTTTTAGATATTGAAAATGGGGTTGATAAATTTTTCGAAAATAAAGGGTTTGTTAAAGAAGAATCTTTTATATCAAATATGTATCTATAAAAAACTTTTGGGGTCGTTTTTTTAATCTTCTTCTTCAAAATATAAATCGAAAACTTCTTTTTCCAACATGTGTTTTGTATCATAAAGTTGTTTCAAATTCGTTTCACATGTATCTGGGTTACACTTCATTTGTTTGTTTAAAATCGTCCTTTCAATTTTGTGAATATGCTCTATTTTTTTTAATATATGTTGTTTGAAAACTGGATTCAAATATTTGAACCTGACACGATCGTTTTTTGGATTTGTACAAAAAACCTTCAATCCATGTGAAAACACCATTTTATTTTGTTTAAATATCGTCAAATATTTTTTAAGTAAAGTTACTTGAAAAACCATTTTTTAAAAAAAAATAACACTTTCCCCCCTCCAAAAAAAAAATAAACAAAATTTTAATATAAAAAAAAAAAAACAAAAATTTTATTTAAATATCAGATGGTACAGTTTTATTTACAAAGAAAAAAATTAAATAAAAATAAATGTGTGGTATTTATTTTTTCTTGAATGATCGTAACAACATTATCCAAAGATCTTTATCTCATCGAGGTCCAGATAATTCCAACGTTTACAAAAATGGTCATATTACCATGATGTTTGAGAGACTTAAAATCAATGACTTATCCGATAATGGTAATCAGCCCTTATCTATCGATAACTGCAAATTAATCTGTAATGGTGAAATATATAATCACAAAGAATTAAAAGATTTATACAATTTTAACACTGTTTCAAAAAGTGACTGCGAAATCATTATCCATATGTATTTGTATCTTAAAACAAAATATGATAATATTTATCAAATCATAGATCTCTTATGTAACTCTCTGGATGGTGAATTCGCTTTCTGTCTTTATGACGAATTAGAAGATTTTGTAATTTTTGCGAGAGACCCTTTTGGTGTCAGACCTTTGTTTTATGATACAGAAAAATTGTCTTTTGCTTCAGAATTAAAAGCATTTGATGATCATTCGAATGTTAAACAATTCCCTCCACGCAATTTCGCGTTTATGACAAGTTACCAAGATATGTTTATATTCCCTTACGACGTTATCAGTTATAATAAATTTTCGTATAATTCTGTGGACGTTATATTGAACAATATTAAGACCCTCGTTGAATCCGCTGTTAAAAAAAGAGTTATGTCCGATAGAAATATTTGTGCTTTACTTTCTGGTGGATTAGACAGTAGTTTGGTTGCCTCCATTGTCGCGAAACATTCTCCTTCGCAACTTAAAACATTCTCTATCGGTTTTGAGGGTTCTCCTGATATTCATTACGCCGAAATCGTCGCAAAACATATCAATTCCGATCACACATCCGTCGTTCTTCAAAAAGAAGATTTTTTGGACGCTATTGAAACGGTTATCAAAACAATTGAAAGTTATGATACAACAACTGTTAGAGCAAGTGTTGGTAACTATTTGGTTGCTAAATACATTAAGGAACATACAGACTGTGTTGTGGTATTTAATGGTGATTACGCTGATGAAGTATGTGGTGGATATAAATATTTGAATAAATGTACGGAACCTTTTGAGTTTCACGAAGAGTGTTGCCGATTAGTTAAAGATATTTGTTTTTTTGATAGTTTGAGAAGTGATAGATGTGTTTCGGCACACGGTTTAGAAGCGAGAGTTCCTTTTGCTGATAAAGACTTTGTTCATTATTATCTTAGTATTCATCCAATATTCCGTATGAGTAATTCTCAAATTGAAAAGTTTATGTTACGAAAAGCGTTTGAGGGCACTAATCTATTACCCGATGAAATATTGTGGAGAAAAAAAGAAGCGTTTAGTGACGGAGTAAGTAAACAAACAGACACTTGGGCAGACACTATAACTTGTTTTATTAACGAAAAAGTATCGGATGAAGAATTCAGCTCTTCTAAATTCAAATTGAAGGAAACATATTATTATCATACAATATTCTCAAAATATTACAACAATGATGAAATCATTCCCTACTTATGGATGCCTAAATTTTGTGATCCAACTATTATAGATCCTTCCGCTAGAAAATTAAATAGTTTTTAAACGCTCATAGTTGCTTTAATTGATGGATGAGGAAAATACCCAATAATTTTGAAATCGTTAATGGTTAATACTCTTGTCAATTTCGAGCTCAGGGTGTGTTAATATTGTACGTTCCATTTGTTGTTTAACTTGTTGTATATGGTCTTTATAAATATGAGTTATCCCCCGTACTTGACTGTTAAATACCCTGGTTTAAGTCCATTACGTAATGCTAATATTTTTGTGAGAATTGAATAGGATAGAATATTCCACGGTACACCTAAAAACATATCACATGAACGTTGATACATGTGACAACTAAGCACATTGTCGTTACTTACGTAAAATTGAGCGGAAACATGACACGGTGGGAGTACCGTCTTTTTTAAATCGTCAGGGCTCCAAGCTGTGAAAAAAATGCGTCTACTATATTTATCATTCTTCAATAAATTCTCAACATAAGCTATTTGGTCAATTCCTTGATTTTCATAATCAGTCTTACAATCTTCATACTCTGCACCGAAATGTCTCCACTGGAAAGAGTAATTTGCGCCACAATCTCCTTCTTCGAGCTTATGTAAACCAATCTTGTCTAAAAACTGTCGTGATGAATTACCGTTCCATATTTTACACGCCTTGTCGTTTAAGACGATTGCATCTGTTTTTCCTTGTAGAAACCAAAGTAATTCTTCAATACAGCTTTTCCAAGGAACACGCTTAGTAGTCAACAAAGGTATTATTTTTTTAATATCAAATTTCATTTGACAACCAAATAACGCTACAGTACCTGTCTCCCAGTTCTATCATCACGTGTTTCACCATTCTCTAAAACATTTTTACATACGTTAAGATAAAACAGTGTCTGGATTTGTATGTATGCTAAGATTTTTGATGTATGTTAAACGAAGCAGAAGAGGGTAATTTGAATGAATAGTTTTATAACAGTCCAAAGAAACTAAATTTAAAATTTCAAAAGATGTTCCATGCTGTGAAAAAAAATTGTTTTTGTTTTTAGAAGGTAATTCCACGAAATGAATATATTCATATACTGAACTTAGACTTTCCCAAATATTTGTTACATCACTATTTAATAAATACAAGGTTTGTTTTTCTTCTGTTGATTTTTCATGAATGGTATCTTATTTTTTATAAACTATATTTCTATCATTAAACAACGATTTTTTCATATCACATGATAGATTATCATAAGTGTGTTTGCAAAAAAATACAACATTATTTTGAACAAGTGAATTAATTTCGTTTAATAAATATTTACTCAACTCTTCAATATTGTTATACTTGGAACAAAAATAATAACACTGGCTATCCATATAAAAAGAACTAATTCTATGGAAGATAAGTCTATGTTTATTTTAAATGTTTTATTTCCACTCAGGTAATTTCAAAACATTCAAAATTTGTACATAATTATATACAGGATTATTAAGATACCATGAGGGGCATTTAAGTCTTGTTTTAAGAAGAACTTTTGAATGAGTGTTATTCCATCTAGCTTTTTCTAAATTCTTATCTAATACATCATCTTTGTTTATTAGATGGATATTCTCTTGGTCCACGATAAGATATCTTAAATCTGACATTTGTTAAAATTTAAAATTGTTTATTTAATCATTTACATACAAAATAAAATGAAGACGCGTTTATTAATGAAAAAAATAAACCTCTTTGTAAAGTAGGAAGTAAAAAGATCATGGTTATTAACAATAATCTTTTTATTTCTGGTGTGACCCCATAGCTCAGTTGGTTTAGAGCGTACGGCTGTTAACCGTAAGGTCGTTGGTTCGAACCCAACTGGGGTCGAAAAAAAAAAACATTATTTTTTTTTTCAATGTAATTTGTTTAAAAAAAACAAATTATGATATCTCTTTCAAAAAAAAAAAATACATCAAAAACTTAAAAATGAAACCAAATTTTAAACATCCAATTAAAAATGTTTAAAAACGGTAGAAAAAATAAATATTCCAGACGAGACTTGAACCCGTGACCTTGGCGTCATAAGCACCACGCTCTAACCAACTGAGCTACTGGAACATTTTGATGGGTGCTCTACTACACTCCTATGTTATTATATATATATTCGTTTAAGTAAGTTTTATTTATTTTTTAAGAAGGAAATATTTTAGTCAATATAGTTTCTTGAATTATAGATGCTAAATTGTTTAAATATGACGTATTTGTTTGAGAAGGGTTTTTTATAGCACTATACAAATCGGAACAAGTATCGTTAGTTTTGTTACATTCATATACTTGTCTTATAACAAATTCAAGAGAAGACATACACGGAAAATTCATAACCATTTGATTATCTGGAATTATATCACCTTGAAACAAAAATGCGTAAGGGGTGATTTTAGATGGATCAGAATCTAAATATACAGGTGTATTACTATTACTAGTTGGGTCAGTATATGTTTCAGTAAAGACAAATGAACAAATATTATTTTGGTCTTTAGTTTCGAAATCACAATCACTATGTGAAAATCCAGTAAATATATAAGATGATAATCTATCTATTTTCATTTTGTTATCTTCAGTTTCTTTATAGTTTTTAACATAAACATATTTCGAGGTACCAAGTTTCCAATCCAAACGGCTTGATATACCATTAGCTAATGTAATATTTATATCTGGATTTTCGTATTTGAGATTGACTGTATTAGCTATTACATTTTTCAGATCAGGTTCGGTTTTAACAGGTTCATCAGTTTTAACAGGTTCATCAGTTTTATCAGGTTCATCAGGTTTAACAGGTTCATCCGGTGATCCAGTTATTGCCATCATATCACCCGAAACGGGTATAGATTTATTAAATTCATCTACTATAAAACTCTCAATAACATTATTTGGATCTGTTTGGTCATTTATTCGCAATTGATATAAATGCTGAATTTCTTTGATTGTTACAAATAATTTATATATATCACGTTCAAATTTCTTAATGTCTAATGCCTTGTCAAGGACATATTTTTCTGAATCTAAAGATATATTATACCTTTTACTTTCACGAATTGTAAATAATAAATGAATTATATAAACGTAACTTTTAGTCAAGTCTCCAATTTGAGTAACAACGTGTTGAATAGCACTTTGAATTTTATTTCTGATCATGTCTTCTAAAGCATCGATATCGTTGACTTTATTATCTAATTCTACAGTTTTCTTATATTTATCAAATGCCTGTTTTGTATCTTCTAATCTACTCTTTTTAACTATCAACCTTTCCTTCTCTGTAGTTTTAGTATCTATAACTTTAACTTGTTTTGCTACATCACCTTCCTTATCAACTCTATTGGTCTCTTCTGTTATATAAAGTGCCTTTTTTTCTTCTTCTATTCCAATCAACGCTCTCAATTGAGTTTCAAGAGAGGCTATCAAAATGTCCAAATACATTTTTTTCTCTTCGTTTGTTTTCCCTGTTAATGGATCGGCTGAATTATCAATAACTGTTTCATTTATACAAAGTGGTGTTTTTGCATATTTAGGATCACAACATTTAAATTTTTCGTCAGATATATTATAAATACCACTAGATAATGTACAATCTAATAATTTTTCATTATCAGCTACAAATTTTTCAATATTTTTGTTATTTAGTATGATAATAAGAGTAAGAAGAAAAAGGAAAACTAGAAACATTGTTGCTGTTAATTTCATATTGAAAATACTTGTTAACTCGTTTTTTATATTAAACATTTATTATTAAAAACATCTTTTAAGTTTTATGCAAGTTTTTTATTTTTTCATTTGTTAACATCATGAATTGTTTTGTATCATCAAACTGAATAACAACAGATTTAGATTTATTCATTCCAAGTATGTTATTATTGCGTACAACGACGCATGGTTTGTCATTCCATTTAGTTTTTTCTCCAATAGAAAATTCTGAACTCATCACGAAAAGTGTTTTTTTTATTTTCATATAATACATTTGTTGAAAAGATGACAAAATAAATTTGCTAAAAAAATAAAAAAAATGAAGTTATATTGGAGATGTTTCGAAAACATTTAATTTTATTTTTGAAATTGTAATATTGAGGTATGAATCCAATATTGTTTATCATTTCCATACGCTAAATGAAAATATTCTGAAAAATTGTTCAATGCCTCATTATATCCTGATGTAACCTGTCCAGATACCATCACATTCGCCCTTCTTTCTCCGTTGATAAGGATGTCTATTTTTTGAGGTATAAATTGATATGGTGTCTTGAATATAGTATCTATAATTTGTTTCTCTCCTTTCAATTGTTTATTGTCTCGAATGAAAATAGAATGTTGTTTTAAATGTGGAATGATGTGTTTAAAACACGTATCATTTTCTTTAGTGTTTAAATTGTTATAGTAAAATTTCATAAACTCGTTCACAATAAGTTCGTTCATCGTTTTTTTTTAATTAAGTTGACTTGTGTTAAATACCAAACATAATACGTTTAAACGATTATATATATTTAAAAGGAATATTATCCAATCTTTTTAATAAAAGATATATGATAAATAACGAAGAAAGAATTATAGAACTCAATGATAAACTAGATCGTATCGAACGTTTGTTAAGTAATGAGATCCTTAATAAATGTAATAAAATGTCAAGTCATATCGATTTTATCGAACAAATTTACGAATATGTTAAATTTCCTCTATTCTATATATCCGACAAATTTAAAGCACTCCGTCTAAAACAAAACGTTCCCATTGAACACCAATGTCATCAAACCGAGACCTCCGATCAATGCTAAATTCGACATAAATGGATAATATTTAGCACTCGTTGTAGGTGGGAAATGGTAGAACAAGGTTGCCATAACAGTAAACATCATCAATATAATACTTGCATACATCCCTTTTCGATCATTTTGTTTACTTCTTTTCCAAATACAAAAGAATATTACCAACGGACACATGATCTCGATGACTATCGCACACATTATCAATATTGAAGTATAAGGTATCGTTTTATTTAATCTCTTCTCTAAACCATTCACAACTTTGGTGTAATTCATTATTTTATCCAAACCAGATGTGAAAAACATCGTGTTCATAATAGAGGTTGTAAGGAGAAAATACATATTATTCATTCTTTATTTAAATTGTTAGAAAAAATTAAATATTAAACATAAATTAACGGGAAAAAAAAAAACAACTTTTTTTTTTTTAAATCATCGATTGGGAATTACTAGTTTTTGTTGTGTCCTCTTTCAAAAAATTCATTGCTGTATCATATTTTTCTTTCAAAGAAACTTTAACTGATGATCCAAATCGTTTTATGTTTCTTGTCTTGGTTTCAGGATCTTTAAAATCGTATTCAAAGTAACACCCTCTATTTTTTTTAGGTAAAGTGAAATATATATGAGAAGGAAGTTTTTTAATCATTTTTTTTGTTAATACGTATCCATCCTCTTCATGAATAATGTGTGGATCTTTTAATCCTAAATCTTCATTTGTAAACATGAAATCAATTTGGCTTTTATATGAAGACGTATCTGTAAATGTTTCATATGCATCTTCAATAGATATAACCTTTTCTTTATTTTCTTGATAATTATTGAACGAGTTGATAATGTCAATGCACTTTTTGAATTCGGTTTCCTGTTTACCTTCGAAAATGGTAGTATCATTCTTCATAAATTCTTTATCTAATTCATGTCCAATATGTAAAATTTCAAAATATTTTTCAATAATTGAACCTTTCCTTGTTCCATTTAAAATCTTCTTGTTTTCTTTTTTCAATTGTGGATGACTTTCCAGAACAAACCTCTGTTGAGTATTGTCAAAACGAATATGTCTCGAATACTCTGTTATTCCAATGTCAAAGAGTTCCTCATGTGGACCTTTTCTATCACATCTCATTTTTTGATTATAATTTTGTTCTGAGTTTGTGGCTATTCTAAGATTTGAGACTCTGTTATCATATTTTTGTCGATTTATATGATCAACAGATGTCACATGTCGTTCAATATTAAAATTTGGATCACCGCTTTCTAGCCTTTTTATTAGAGTGTGGAGATAAATTGAACTGTTTTTAGGTTCGTTTTGCTTCCCCAATTCTTCCTCATTATTTCTAATTCTATGTGCTATATACCCTGTACCAATATGTAAATACCAATTATACTTCATCACTTCATTCATGTATTTTTTATCAATAATGGTATATTTATTTTTTTGTAATCTGATGATGCAATACTCATCTACATTATTTGAAAATTCATAAACGTCTTGTTCTTGTGATTCTTTACGGGCAAGATGATATCTATTGTTTGAAAAACTAGTTGTTGTTACGTATAAGAACGACATTTTAATCACAGTCTTACTTTTGATGGTTTGTACATTTCTTTAAGTTAAATTTTTAAGAATAAATCAAATTTTAAAATGAGGAGATAATGAAAATAATTTTTTTTATTAATAAAAAATAATTTTGAAAAATAATTTGTTTTTTTTGTGTGTGTGTTTTTTTATAATAAGGAGAATATTTGTATGGTATAGGTGGTTTATCCTCTCAATTCGAATATGCTAATCCGCCCATGCCCGACATGATACGGAGCACATTGTAGTTCACCGCGAACACCTTCACCATATGGCTTGGGTTAACACCTTCAAGTTTGAGGGTGGAGTTGTCAATACGGGACATGTTACAAGAGCCAGATGGTTGATGTTCTTCGGGTTTGAGAGCGAAGGAGTACACGTTAATGGAGGACGAGTCATTATCAGTCACGGGCACACGTTCGTGATGTTGGTAAGGTTGCACAAGTTGAAAATACATAGGCATCCTCTTGGAGAAACGCTCGTGACTGTTAAGAGTAATTTGAGCATTTTTGTAGGAGGACACGTAGTCACCAACCTTAGCGGAGGAAGACGCCTTCTCAACCCATACAATCTCTTTCACGGGATGATTAAGATTGAGCTTGATGTTAGGGGAGGCGGTTTCGTCACCAGTGAATTGGAGTTGCTCAATGAGATACTCGTGGGACACTTGGGCGAAACGACGACGTTCATCAGTATCAAGGTAGACATAGTCCACATAGAGGGAAGCACTGAGAGCACCGTCAGAAACGGAAGGAGGTGTAGATGTTGGAGAAACCTCTAATTCAGGGTCATTGGCAGCGTTCCACGCCGCTACAGTATCACCACCATCAACAGCAGTATTTCTAGCAATGATTTGTAATTGTGAGTACTCATTAGGGTTATTTACTACTTCGTTTACTGCCACATCGGCAAGTTGAGCAAATTCGATGTTGAGTTTCACCTCGTGATATTGGAGAGCAATAAGAGGAAGCGCGAGACCAGGGTTACGACAGAACCAGAACTGAAGGGGGACATATACAGTACGAGCACTATCACCAGATTGTTCAGAGATCTCGTTAGGGTAAGTTACTTTATTTTCCCTAGTAGGATCCACATAGGAACCTTCAACCATCTTCTTGTAGCCATCCCAATGAGAAGCGGTTTGGGAAAGCTCGTTCCAGATGTGAAGCCAGTCACCGTAATGTTTGTCAATACGTTGACCACCAATTTCAATCTCTACGGATTTGACGAGTTTGTGACCCACCCAGGAGTCGTAATCACCGGTTTGGAGAGCGGGGAGATCCATTTGGAGATACATACGGTTGATCAAATCACCGTTACGAGACACAGTGCATGTTACTTTGCGACCGAAACCAGTGGTACCGTTGAAAGTTTGTTCAATGGATTCCATAGAGAAGTTGGTGTGACGTCTGTACACCACTTTGAAGAAGGTAATTTGGGGGTTTCCGGACAAGTAAATGTCCTGGGCACCGTAAGCGACAAGTTGCATTAATCCTCCTCCCATATTTGTAAGTGAATGTTTTTTATTATTATAATATATGACAAGAAAAAAAATTCAAACAAAAAATTCAATTAAAAAAAACTTAAAAAAGAAAATTAAAATTATATTTCTAGTGTTTTTTTTATTATAAAGTTCTTCAATATTGGTGTTTAAAAAAAGGTTTTTCTTTTCTTTATCAATAAATTTGTCCTTTAAGAAGTAATGTGTTTTAAAAATAAATATTTAATCATTTTTTTTTCAATACATATTAAAAACGTGTTACTTCATTTGTTACATAAGATTTGATGAAAACTAAACAAAGAAACAACCCAAAACGGCATTGTAATTATCAAATATCAAATACTACCTTAGATTTAAGACATAAATCTATGATTGACAATTTTTCAACTAATGAGGAAAAATATGAATCTTTCAATAAAGAATTAAATAATCTTAAAGACATTCTATCCACTCTACAAAGAAAACCGCGTTCAGAATTGACGGATGAAGAAATTCATCAGATTATTTTTACAAAGGAAGATATTGAATATGTTAATAAAGAAATAAATAGTATTAAGACAAATAAAGAGGAACTCGAGTATTTTGTAAATACAAGTGATATTTTATATAATTATTACAATCTTCTTGAAAATAACAATGACGAGGGTGGTGTCATGTCTATTGGTCAAAAATCAACTACAAGTAACACAATCGCACATTATTTTACCAACGGAAATATGGAAGATTTAAACAAAATTACAAACAAGAGTGTTAAAAATAGTAGGTTTCATTTATTGGATGACTACCTTAGTTATACTGACAAGAACTATATAAATAATAGTATTACACAAGACAATTCGTCCATATGTTCGTTTTGTAAGGGAAACTCAAAGGACATTTTAAGCAACGAAGGTATTGTATGCTGTAGAGATTGCTATACAATTGAACATATCATTACCGATAATGAAAAACCATCCTACAAAGATCCTCCTAAAGAGATTTCATATTTTAGCTACAAGAGAATAAATCACTTCTCAGAATGGTTAAATCAAATTCAAGGAAAAGAAACAACCGATATACCAGACGAAGTCTTCAATAAGATAATGATGGAACTAAACAAACAACGTATATATAATTTAGCGATAGTCACACCAATAAAGATAAGAGAAATTTTAAAAAAACATAAAATCAACAAATACTATGAGCACATTCCTTACATCTTAAACAAAATTACAGGTATACCAAATCCACATTTGAACCCCGAATTGGAGGAAAAATTAAAGAATATGTTTCGAGAGGTTCAAGTACCTTTTTTAAAATATAGTCCTAATAATCGGAAAAACTTTTTGTCTTACAGTTATGTTCTGCACAAGTTTATTCAAATATTAAATGAACTTGAGTTTTTGAAATATTTTCCTTTATTGAAAAGTAGAGATAAACTCCATCAACAAGAACAAATATGGAAAAAAATATGTGATGATTTGGGTTGGAAATTTGTAAGAAGTATTTAAATTTATTGGGGGAAATTTACTAGGTTAGCACCCATACCGAAACCAGCACCATGACGGGCACTAACACCAATGGAAGGAGCAAAGAGATCCAATAGAGAGAATGTCGCTGCTGCTACAAACCCTATGAACATAACCTCTTCAACCTTTGGTTTTTTACCAGGGAAAAAGAATGCTGCAGTAGCAACGACTAAACCCTCGAAAAGATACTTGAGCATTCTTACAATAATTTCCATGAAGTCAAATGAAAAATCGTTCATGTTTTGTGATTTTGCGTATATTGTTTTATAAATAATTATAAGAAAAAAAAAAAATATATATTAAAGAATTGTGCAGTGTGTACTTTAAATCAAACAATATTTTATTTTAAATTATGAGTGATATACAACCAGAAAGTACAAAGAAGGTTGATTATTTAGATCAGGATGACCCTCTGAGAGGACAATCCTATGCGTGTATATCTTTTATTTCTCCTGAGGATGTATTAAAATCTAAAGAGGCTTATTTTGTATCTGCATATTTGAAGGAAAACATTTTGAAAAACAGTGAACTATATGACGGTTTGATGTCTCTATTCCCTGAAAAGAAGAATGAATTGATTTCTATTAAAGAACAATATGGGTCTTGTTTTAATACGGCTTCAATAGATGAAGATTACAAAAGTTTCAAAGTGGATAACGATACACAAATTAGTGAACAATTTTCAAAGGAAAATAACTTTCAAACATCAGTTCGTGGGATTAAAATTCGTGGAACTTATGAAAGTCTTAACGAAGCTCAATCAAGAGCTGAAATACTAAAACGCAAGGATAATAATCTTCACAATATTTATATTGCTTCTGTTGGTTGTTGGTGTCCATGGTCAGCTAATCCTGATGAAATTACAGATGCTGAATATACAGAAACTCAACTGAATACATTGATGCGAGAGTATAAAAAAAACACAACAAGTAAGGAGGAGTTTTATCAGGAGAGGAAAAAAGAGTTGATTGAGAGAACAAAGGAGGAGACTGAAATTAAAAAGAAAGCGAATTTGGTTCAAGAGAGTGAATTATCAGATGTAACTCAGAACATTATCTTCAATGATGAAGACGCGTGGACTAAAAGAACATCAACACCTTAAAATAAATTCAAAAAACTTTTTTTTTTTTTTTCAATACATATTTTATACATTAAATATAAAATCGTATGATAATAAAAAGCAAATATGAAAACGTTGATTTTTCTCTTTTTATTTGTAGGTATGTTTATGGTGGTTCACGGAATTTATGAAGAGAAACTTGAAAAAATGAAAAAAGACGTAAGGGTTAAATATAAATTTATTCCAAGAACATATTATGATGAATTTTTGATGAATGATAAATTTACGAGTAAAGCCGCTGAACCATTATTCAATAAGGAAGCTGATAGTAGAAGTGCTGGATTTCCTGTTAGATAAGATACCTATGGGATTTGTTTGTTTTTTTTTTTTACATTTTTTTAACATTTATGATGTGCTTGTTCTTTTTTAGATTCTGTATATCAAACATCTCTTCCATCTCTTGATCTTCGTTCATGTTTTCTGATAATTTCCAATATTCATCACAACACACTTTAAAATCTGGTGCCGTATCCGCTTTATACCAAAAAACAGTGTCTTCCAATTTGTTACTTTTTGTTGTATTATCTATTACTAGACATTCGAAGTTTTCCGTACATTGGTCCATTACTTGACAAAAGATTTCCAAAGTTGGAAACATTCCAGCATAATTATCATATATTCTTTTTCGATTTGCAACAATATTCTCCCTAAGAATGAAAATAAAATCTATATTGGTTCTTAAACTTGGAGGTATTCCCAAAGGATACTGCATAGCAATCACAAAGAACATTTTTAAATGTCTTCCATTCATAAACAAAGCCCTTACATTTTTATCTTTTGTCCAAGAAGCATCATACAAACAATCATCTAGAATCATAAAAGCTCTTGGATCAATATTAGTACGGTCGTACATTACCATCTCTTTATTAATATTTTTAAGTATCATGTGTTGTCTCTTGACTACATTATCCACAAGATGGGGTGTATATTCCCCATGAATAAATATTTTAGGAACCATATCTTGATAAAAATGATTTGCTGATTCTGTACCAGATATAACGGTTCCAATTGGTAAATCTTTATGATAGTATAACAGGTCTTTAATTAAAAACGATTTTCCTGTGTTTCTTTTTCCTATCATTACAACAACTTTATCACTTGTAATTTTCGAAAGATCAAAACGTTTCAATTCAAGTTTCATATTTTATATTAAACGTTATAATATACTTACTTTCACAACATTTTTTCATTTATTTTAAAACGGCGCATACCCAATTTCAACGCTATCTAACATATTTTTTACTTCTGTTTGTGTCTTAGCGTAGGATAATTGACCATTCATTTCTTTATTTGACATTCCATTGTTTAATACGAGAACTTGTGCAAAGTAACTCAAAACAAATACACATACAAAAATCAAAAGTGATTTTAAATTACGAGAGGATGCTTCGTGATTTTCTTTTTTTAGACCAGTATTAATAAATTGTCTATACGATACTGTTAAAAATGTAGCATTTGTAATTGAAATAAGGGTTTTTTTCCCGATCATTTGTAAAAAAATAATTTGTTTTTAATTTAGAATATCAAAAAAATAATTGTATTGTGGACAAGAAGGATGTTTGAAAAATTTACCTTTTAATTATAAAAAAAAAAAAGTTTGTGTTTCTTTTTCATCGCGATTTTATCTTTTTTCGTTTATATAAACTTCCTTTATAGATTTGTTAATTGCTTTTTTAATATTGGATTTAGATTCTTCAATACCATATGAAATTTCATTAATACTACTTATTTCATCATCATAATCTTGTAACGCATCTACTTTTATCTTCTTTTTTTCATCATTTTCATTTTCATTTTCACTATCACTTTCACTATCATTTTCACTATCATTTTCACTATCACTTTCACTATCACTATCATTTTGACTAATGCTTTCGTTGCTACTTTCGTTGCTACTTTCGTTGCTACTTTCGTTGCTACTTTCGTTGCTACTTTCGTTGCTACTTTCGTTGCTACTTTCGTTGCTACTTTCGTTGCTACTTTCGTTGCTACTACTTTCGTCATAAAATGGTAAAATATTTCTTTTTTTTTGCGATGCAGACACAATTACTGGTTCAATTACTTCTTCATTTGCTGGTTCAAATACTTTTACTGGTTTAATTACTTCTTCAATTACTTCCTCATTTGCTGGTTCAAATACTTTTACTGGTTTAATTACTTCTTCAATTACTTCCTCATTTGCTGGTTCAAATACTTTTACTGGTTTAATTAGTTTTACTGGTTTAATTACTGGTTCAATTAGTTTTTCTTCATCAATTACTAGTTCAATTACTTGTTCAATTATTGGTTTAATTACAGGTTCAATTAGTTTTTCTTCTTCAATTATTGGTTTAATAACTGGTTCAATAACTTCTTCAAATACTTTTACTGGTTTAATAACTGGTTCAATAACTTCTTCAATTAGTTTTTCTTCTTCAATAACTTTTACTGGTTTAATTACTTTTACAGGTTCAATTACTTTTACTGGTTTAATTACTGGTTCAATTAGTTTTTCTTCTTCAATAACTTTTACTTGTTTAATTACAGGTTCAATTACTTTTACTGGTTTAATAACTTTTACAGGTTCAACAACTTCTTCAACAACTTCTTCAACAACTTCTTCATTTACTTCTTCAACAACTTCTTCAGTTACTTCTTCAACAATATCTTCATTGTTTACCATTATTGTTTTTATATCATTTGTGAAAGATTTTTCTGGGATAAGTATTTTTTTATTCATAAATGAAGAAACAATTTTATCCAATGGTAATGAATTTCTGATAGCTACGCGTACACTTTCAGAAATAATTTTTTCAAGTTTCTCATGATTTATTTGACTATCTACTTTATTATATTTATGATATAAAACTTGTGGAATCCTCCATAATTTCCGTGCTATTTCTATATAACATAAATGAATGAATAAATGTGCTTGTGGAACTAAAACATCAATATTAGACTCTGTTGAAGGATAATCCAAGGAAGACATAAGTTGTTGTGCAGATGCTTTAAAACATGCCATGATAAGCTCACCTAACCACTGACATTTAGATGAATCAAGAAATCTTTGATATTCTTTCTCAATCATAACATTATTCCAATTGGGAACTCTTTCTAATTCAATTTGGAACTCTCTTAGCAAAAAATTATTTTCTTTGTTTAAACATAAAACTAAATCATAAAGAGATTGGATGCCTTGTTTAAAAAGAACACTTGTTTTATCTACAAATTCACTTATATATTCATTTTTAACGTTGTCAATATTGGACGACATATGAGATAATTTCTATTTATAATTCAGAATTTGTCTTTTTGTTAAATGAATTTATTTTTTTCCCCCAAAAATAAAACAAAAATATGTGTAAATAATAAATATGTGTAAATAATAAATATATATGAAATGCATACTTTTCAATGTATAAGTTTTATAATATTGTCTACGTTATTAGTCATATGTTTCCTCGAGCTTGTTCATTATTTTGATGAAATCAAAAATTCAATAAAAATTAAAGAAACCTTTACAAACGAAAAATGTAGTCCGGTATGCCGGGAAATTATAAAAGATTATATGACAAAAAGATGGGGATTCGATAGTAAAAACGATTTTATAGATTGTGTAAATTGTCCACGTGTAACACATTTAACAGCACGCGACTTTGACTATGATAAATTTTCCAATAATAGTGAGAATGCAGACAAAAAAAACAACTATTCATTGACAATTATTAATTTAAAAAAACAAATCAACGAATCCTTATTAAAAGGAAAAATTTTAAATAAAATTTTAGAAGAATCTAATGAATATTATTATAAAATGTCAGGGTCTAGATCTGGTTATGTAAATCATTGGATAATAGAGCATATTTCATCTAATTCAAAATTAAAAAAATATATTCAAACAATGCATAACAAGAATGCATCATTAACACAACAAAATGTGTTAACAATAGTAAATACATACGTTAATGAATACAAGGATAAAGATAAGGTCTTACAAGTATGGGAGGATACATATGATGAATTAGAATCAAGTGGTTTAACGTATAACAAACAACCTATTCGATCTAAAATAAAAAAGTTTTTTGGAAGGGAAAATAAAAAAAACAACTGTACAAAATCTTTCTCTAAAGAATATATTGAATATAAAAAAAAATATAGGGATTTAAACATCAAAAACAGGGTTGATCACATTGAAAGAGAACGGTTACGTGAATTACGAGAAGATAATACATATAATTTAATAATAAGTGATAGAACACATAGAGAGTATATTAATTCAAAAAGAAATCTTGCAGATGAAAACATGAATATATAAAAAAAAAAGTCTTATATTGAAGAATTTAAAGATTTAGTGTATGGATTATTCCTGAAAGCGTCTAGGATTGACGGATCTATTTTGTTATCACATTGTTCTACTTTTTCTTGTGTTAAATTTATAGTATCTTGTGTGAGAGATGTATCATAAATTTTCCCTATATTATTAAAATTTCTTGAGGATATTCTTTCACAGTCATCCTTATTTGATTCCACATTCATTATTTCCTTTCCATGTGCAAATTTGGTGCTTGTTTGTGTTGGTGACCTACTCTGATATAATCCTTCTTTCATATCATTAATAGTTGCGTTGTAAATATCTTCATATGACATTTGACCTTTGTCTTGACTTGTAGCAGCTCCGTAATGATCATAATCAGACATAATTTGTTTAGAAGTAGTATTCATTTGAATTTCTTTGTTTAAATATGCGTTATTTTGACCTTTAGACGGTCCTGTGCCCATATTTTCTATATCAGAAAGGAATTGTTTATTGGTATTAGGTGCTTCGTACACGTTCGTCTCATATCCACCACCACCTTCAAGATTATCCAAATGACCTTTATGTTCGTTATTTTCAGTTGTTTCTCTTATTGTTCTCTTAGCAATATCATGTGGATCATAAACAGTTGCTTTTTGTGTAACAGGGCGTACATTATGTGAATTCTCGTAATTTTCAAGAGTTTCTTTTAAAGTCGTTTTCATATTTTCATCAGGATCAAATACTATAGGTTTCTTTTTACTTGTAAAATTACCGGTACGTGTGTCATGAATAAACGTTTCTTTAATTGTTGTTTTGGCTATATCATTTGGATCGTAAATGGTTGCTTTAGATTTGTTAGCCATATGACCCGTACGCGTGTCGTGAATATTTGTTTCTTTAATTGTTGTTTTGGTTATATCATATATATCGTAAAA